ACAAACAAACCCACAAACAAACCAAAGAGGAGATTACGAGAAGGAATTGAAAAAGATAGACGGAATTCACCAGACCCATTATATTGGAAATTACTAATGGTTGATATCAGTAAGTTACAATCACATAAACATAATTGAATACATAAATCACATGAATTATATGTATTCAATTACACGTATTTATACCTGAACGAATTTAAACTTACCGTCAGGTTTTTTAACTAATTTACCCACTAATATAGGGTCTGTACCAAATTGGATTGCGTCATTATAACTATTTAAATCGTATACTTCAAGTCGTGCTTTATATAATGCGAATGATTTCTTAAAACCATTGATAGGTATTTCAATTTCATCTGCCGTCCATTTTAGTTTTACTTTGTTTATTTCAGTCACTTTATCAGATTCTTCGTTAGAGATGGATGGTTTGAATGAGAAAGTTGTTGGGTTTGCTTTACCAAATGAAAAGCAGTTTACTGAATCTTTAGTTCCAGGTTTATTATATACCATACAATCCATGGATGATTCTTTCACAGATGCTAATATTTGTTTAGATATTTGTTCTTTAATTGTAGAAATTTCGTATAATGCTTCATCACTTGTTACTGGAATGTTATCATTAAGTTTGCTACCATCATTTAATTTGAGTTCGCGTGCGTTATCCCCTTCTAATTGACTAGGTGTAAATGTCATTAAATACAAAAATACATTTACTGTTCTTAATTCAGGAGGTAAATCTTGATGACTACATATTCTTCTAGCTCTACCAATAACTTGTTCGATTCTAACAGGATGCCAATATGGTTCAATAATATGAACGTATCTGGTATTTTTAAGAGAAATACCCTCGGCACCAGATGCCGTAATCATAAGTATCTTTATAATTTCACCATAAAAATTATTAGTAGATATAGATAGTAAATCATTGGTAATTGAATCAGGCACTTTTTCCCAATCACTATTGTATATATTACGAATAATTTCCTTTTCTTCAGCATCTTCTGTTCCAGTATATAGTGCAAATGTAGGCTTGCCTTTATCAGCTTCATCTATATTTAATACCCATAACCCCGCAGAATTTTTCTTTATTTTAAATTGTGTGAAACCATTAGCTTCTAATATAAGTTTTAAAATTCCAATACCTTCAATGGTTCTGAATTGAGTATAAATCAGATGAAGTCCTTTAAACTCCGGGTCTCTAAGATTATCCAATACGTGAAGGAATTTGGGACTTAATGTTTCTAATCCTTTGACTGATAAGAATCTAGCAGCATTATCTTGTAGAAATGCCAGACTATCTTTAATTCGTTGGTCGTACGTAGCGTCTTGATTTTTTTTGATTTCAGAATCTAAAATATCAATGTCATCAGCATTATATAATCCATCTATATTGTTAATTTTATCTTTAACAGTTGCGGCATCGAGTATATCTTCATCCATTGATTCAGATATACCATCAATTCCTTTTTCTACATTTGGATACGGTCTGGGATTTTCGGCAGGAAATACAAAATTACAGAACGCTCTAGAAAATATACGATATGTAGATACCGAATCGTTATATACATCATCACCACCTTTTGTAGGTTTTTTATGTTTTTTACTGGATTTTTCTATTTTTCTCTCTTCTATTCTAGCTTGTTCGTATACACCAAATTGATAATCACTCATTGGTATAGTAATTACTTTAAAATCTATACCATTATCTTTATCAAATTTAGGCATAAGCTGTTCTTGTGCGCTTTTAAAATAAGAAGTAAGTCCTAAAATGCGACGTTTAAATAATCCGTCATTTTTAATTTGTTTAGTAGTAGGGTCAATAAAATAGGTTTGAAATGTATCAATATTGTCAGGTAATGCTTTGAATAAATTTACTTGTACGTTTGAAGAAACTTCAATGTTATTTTTGTTTAAAATAGCTGTAATTAACTTTACAAAAACGCCATCCGTTAAATTTCCTTTTGTTGTTTTAAAATTAGTCAATCCTTTATAAGTGCCATCTTTATTCACATTAATAAACCCGAAAGGATTTCTAGTGACTGTGAGTATTTTTGTAGATGGTTTATAATCTAAATAATCTAGTATTTCAAAATCACGAAATATTTTAACCATTTCAGTTTTATCTATTTTCTTACTTGTTTTAACAACTAACGGGAACGTCCATGTCTTAATATATCCACGCAATATATTAAACATAATTGCAATCTCATTTGGATAATTAATAATGGGAGTTCCAGAGAGCAATACAATTTTACAATTATCTGCACTCATTAAATACTCATATAAACGCATTGCTAATGATTCAGGACGTTTAAGTTTATTAACAATCCTACTAATAAGATTATGTGCTTCGTCAATAACGATTACTTTATTATCAAATGGGTTGATTGTATAATCACGTGTCAAATCTTTTATGTGGCTATTTCTAAGACCATTATAATTAATAAATCTATATTTATTCGTAATCATTTCATTAATTTGTAAATCTAATGCGGTTTTTTGTTCCGATGTAAGTTGAGAAAAATTAGACTGTTTTTTAACATTGACAAGCCATGCGCCACCATGTTTTTGAATATAATCAATTGGTAAATTTAAAACGCTAGATAATATATTCATAATATGGACGTTGGGAGATTTGGTATCTCCAATAGAAATGAACTCCCAGAACTGGTTTGTTTTGTATATTAAATCACCACATGATTTTAATTCTTGTAAATAATTCATTCTAAGTGATGCTGGTGTCATAACAATAACTTGTTTATCGGTTTTCATACCTTCTGCTATAGCAATTGAACTACATGTTTTACCACTCCCTAAACCGTGATATAATAGTAGTCCACGATACGGAGTATATAGATTTAAATAATCCCTAACTACTTTTTGATGAGTTAATAATGCAAATTCGGCATCTTTAGGTCTATCACATGATATAGTTGATTCCATAGAATCAAATTCATCCTTGAATGGTTTGAATAATTTATTAATATAGTTCACAAATGATTCTCTATTGTTCATATAATATGCGTTTGCACGATATAGTACCTTTTTATCTTTTGGTGGCAATCTGGTAATTAGCTTAGCATCACCTATTAACACGTCCATATTTATATCATCGGTAATAACAGTCATATCGGGTTTAAGTGTAGTTCTTTTGATAGGAAGTTCTTTATCTTCAACAACGTTACCCTCAACTATTTTACCTGGACTCAGTTTTAGTTTTTTAGATATTTTTGTACCTTTTTTAACAGATGTTTTTATGGGTCCACTAGATTTTTCGGTAGGCATAGGTATATGTCTAGGCATAGGCATAGTAGCAGTGATTTCATTAAGTTTTGAAAGAAACTCATCTCTATTAATTAATTGTTGTTTTGTCTTGTCTGTAATTTGGGTTTGGATACTAACTGGTTGGTCTTGTATTGGTTGGGCTATTTTAATCATCATTTGTTCTATTTTTTTTGGAATTGGTTTTACCTTTAATTTGTCTAAAACACTTGCAGACATATCTTCTTCTATACTATTTGGATACATTAAAAAAGATTTATTTACTAATTATACCAAGCATTTGTAAAGTTTGTTCGCATGCCATTTGTTCTGCTTTTCTTTTAATTTTGTGGATACCTTTTCCAAGAAATACAAATATTTTTTGATTAGATTCCATTATTTTTTGAATGGAATTGAAATTAATCAATGATGAATAACTAATAGCATTTTCCTTTGCTACCTCGTGAATTTTTTGTCCTAAACACAAATAAACACCCATTTCATATCCTGTTTCATTATTATGATTAATTTCAATGTAATGTGGTGTATCTTTGAATTCTTTTTGAATCATAACTTGTAAAATATTTTTATAATTATCATCATCATTGATTAATTTCATCCAATCTACATGTGTTTCAAAAATCTTCTCTACAAATATTTGCGCCATTTGAAATCCTGGTCCTGTAACAAACACATTTTTAAACCATCCTTCTTCATCAGACACTTCAATCTTGTTAAAATCCAAAAATAGCGCACCTAAAAATGATTCAAATAAACAGCCCAATTTCTTTAGATTGGTTCTAGTCTTCTTTTCTTCAGCATGTTTAGAAATAATATAATATTTATGTAATCCCATTTCCAAAGCCAATTTACCAATCGCTTCATTTTTTACCAGTGCGATTTTTTTCTCTGTCATAAATCCTTCATTTTCTTTAGGAAAACGGCGATATAAATAATATTTAGTAATACATTCCAGAACACCATCCCCTAGAAATTCCAACCGCTCGTTTGATTTAGTATGTAGAGGTAGACAATCTATAGGTTGTTCCATAATTGTAATTTTCTCTTGCAAATTATACAATTGAGGTCGTTTTGTATATGATTTATGAACGAACGCACGTTTATATAGATTTATATTGGTAATCTTGCCCGAAATACCATATCTTGTTAGAATAGATTGAACTTGGTTCAATGTAATCTCAGCATTATTTGGATTGTATGGATTGAATATTAATCCTTCATCTGAATTAACTATATCATCATCATGCGATATTTTAAAAGCGGACATTCTATAATAGTGTTGTGGCTATATATTTATATTGATTTAGAAACATTATAATAAGTAAAAAAAAAATATTTAGTGATTATATAAATGGTTGGATACATGCAAGGAAGTAAACGTGCTAGAAGCACACCCTCTATTAGCAATAGTAGCAAGATTTTTGGTATTATGGGTGGTTTAGCCCCTCGTACCGGTTTTAATAATTTAGGTACATACAGACACGTTCAAACTAAAGGTAGTCGTGGATTACCTCAACTTTATGGACTAACACCAACGGCACAACAAACCTATTTGAAGAACAATAATCTTCTATCTGTTAATCCTTTGACATCTGGTGGTGTAGGTAAAAGAACTCTTATGTTCCGTTAAATAACATATTAACATATCAAAATTTCATATATTATATTATATAAAGTTATACTATAATGCCTCAAAGAAATGGATATAAAAGTCATCGCGGACGTTCCGCAGTTGCAAGAAGAACTGAATTTGGCGGCCCAAGTGGTACAAATGGTATTATGCCGTCTGTATATGTTATGACATCCGCAGGACAACGCGTAAGAACAAGTTATTTTGGTGGACCTAAAAAGGGCGGTTCAGCTCCAAGTGCCACTGGATTTATGAGAGCAAAGTCTACTAGTCAATCTTTTCACACCACCGCGCCAGCACAAAGACCTAATTTTTTATTCAACTTTAGACAAAACTTTTCAAAAGGGTACTCTGGTGCCGGTGGTCCAACACTATAAATAAATAAAAAATAAGCAATTAAACATAAGTAGTGTAATAATATTAATTATGTTTATAAAAATAGATAATCGTGAAACAGATTTACTAACAACAATGAATTTATTATTTCAGGGACATAATCATCAGATTAAATTAGAGAACTTAGCAATAGGGGATATTATATTATATGCTGACGATAACGAACAAGGACAGGAAAAGGAAAAAATCATTTTTGAGAGAAAATCTCTCTACGACTTGGCAGCAAGTATAAAAGATGGTAGATATTCAGAACAATCATATCGTTTAAATAATTGTGATTGCCATAATCATAATATAGTTTATGTCATTGAGGGTGATTTAGAGAGATATAACGCACAAAAAGGCCGCATGGATAAAAAAACGTTGTATTCAGCATTAATTACATTGAATTATTTTAAAGGATTTTCGGTTATTCGCACAAAAAATGTAAATGAGACATGTGAATTAATAATTCATTATGCTGATAAATTAGGAAAGGAGTCAAAAAAATCAGGATTCTATGACGAGAACAAGGTTGAAAAAGAAGTTAATTATTGTGAGGTAATAAAAAAACAAAAGAAGAATAATATTACAGGAGAGAATATTGGTGAAATAATGTTAACTAATATACCTTGTGTTAGTAGTAAAAGTGCTATTGCTATAATGTTGCGGTTCAAGACTATAAAGAATTTAATAGATGAACTCATAACAGATGATAAGTGTTTAGATGGTATTAAACTAATTACACCAAACGGCAATGAAAGAAAAATTAATAAGAGTTGTATTGAAAATATTAAAAAATTTCTATTAGGATAATATATAATGAATACAGATGATATGTATACGTATATTGGATATACTATAATTGTAGTATTAATTTGTTTGATTTATAGAACATTATTTCCAAAAAAAGACTTGGAAGGACTTATGGGATTATTTGATGATGTAAAAACAACATCGGAATCAGATGAAAATAATACTGATGACCCTGCGGTTAAGCGTATTGAAGAAAATGTAAAATCCCTTGAAGACGCAACGAATAAAGCTATTACTCAAATGAGTTTAGTAAAATATAGAAGTCATTGGGAAAATCTAATTATAGCTATGGAAGATAGAATAAGTTCAGCATCTTTACAATCATTATCCGCATTATCAGTAATGATTAATAAGAATCCATCTGATAGTAAAATAATAACCGTTATGGAAAAATTAAATAACTTTGATAAATTTAGAACCACACTTAAATCAAATATGAAATATTTAGATGGGTTAAAATAAATCATGGTAACATTATTTAATTATTTTTTAATCACTTGTTTGCGTGCTATCGCCTTTATAATATCCTGCTTCAATTGAACCTTCGGTATATGAAACACCTCCCCAATTTACATCCATTGCGTTTGTGCTTTTTTTACCTTTACCTTCTTGTTCGTGGAACATTTTATCTAAAGGAGTATATTCGCCGGCATACATGTTCATTGGGTCATAACCTGGGTAGGATTCCTGATTGTATGGGTCATCGTCACGAGACGCATCAATTAATTTTGTTTGAGGGGGTTCCTGTACGGATAATGGTAATGCTTGACTATCACTACCATATGTTAATACCGGTGGTAAACCACCTTGAGTATCGGTAGGACTAGGTCTAAATTTGTATACGGATTTACCCTGTGCGTCATATGACTGTTGTAAAAATAACACAGGACATTCAATATTTTGACTTCGTTGCCAATCAATAAATTCAGTATATTCTTCTAAATTATTGAATTTGATAGGATTAACGCCGGGTATTTTAGCTAATTTGGAATTATGTAAATAAATTTCAGTTCCCTTTTGAATTAAAATATTAGGACATGAACTATTTCTACTATCAAATCCTTCAGTGACTTGTTTGGATGTATAGTTTGCGGAGAAATATAAGCCTAATATAAAAACAATAATAATAAAAGTTATTTTTAACATATATATTACATCACGATAAATAAATTTGAAGTATATTTATCTTTGTTAAAATTAAAATATGGTAAAAATATATATGAAAATAGTATACGTAAATGATAAAAATGCCAAACAATTTGATAACCAAGTAAATAAACAACATGTATTTGCGAAATATTTCAGTCCATCATGTCCTGCATGTATATCCATGAAACCAGAATGGGATGACATGTGTAAAGAAATAGATGAAAAATATAATACTGATTTATTATTAGCAGAAATAGACCCAAATGGTATGTCGTCTCTAGAAAAAACGCATACATATAGTGATGTAGATTATGTACCACATATTGTTATTTTAGAACGTGGTCAAAAAGTGAATGAATATAATGGTGCTAAAACAAAGGACAAGATGATAGAGTTTTTATTGGAGAATGGGTATTTGAAACATAAAATGATGGGAGGTTCTAAAAAAACGAAGCGTAAAAGCACAAAACGAAAAAAAACGAAGCGTAACAAATCATGTATAGGAAAAAGAAATGGGAAATCAGGATGCCGTAAATGTTGTCGAACAAAGAGAAAACGCAACAGATGTCTGCGTAAATGTATGCGTGGACGTAAATAAAAGGATATATATATGTAAAATGTTAGAAAACAATATACGCCTTTGAAGATTTTTTATTTTTATTAAACTTATAATAAAAAATTGATAAAATAATTAGACATATTATTCTATCAATTATAATAACTAAAGATATGGCAAAATCGTTTCGTTTATTGGATTTTAACATCTACGATGAAGTCATAGAAAAGGAAACCTCTAGTGGAAGTGAAAGCGGTCAATATGCAATGCGTTGTGATTTAAAGAGATTTACAATTCAAATATATGGAATTAATGAATTAGGTGAAACATGTTGTTTATTTGTAAAGGATTATAAACCATTCTTCTACATAAAAGTGGACGACAGTTGGGGATTTGAAAAGAAAAGTGAATTTTTGAGTCATATAAAATCAAAAATAGGTAAATATTATGAAGACTCTATTTGTGAATGTAAAATTATTAAACGAAAGAAATTGTATGGATTTGATGGTGGTAAGGAACATAAATTTATCCTATTAAAATTTAATAATACATCTAGTATGAATAAAGTGAAAAATTTATATTATGAATATAAACCATCTGGTAGGCGTCTAATGGACCATGGGTATATTTTCAAAGATACAAACACCTATTTATATGAAGCAAATATTCCTCCATTATTAAGATATTTTCATATTAAAGAAATTAGTCCTTCGGGTTGGATTAGTATTCCAATGAAAAAAACAACAAAAATGTTGGAAAAACAGACTACATGTATGTATGAATACGAAATTTCTAATAAGGATATAATGCCATTAAATAATAAGGAGACGATTGTACCATATAAGATATGTAGTTTTGATATTGAAGCTAGTAGTAGTCATGGTGATTTTCCTGTTCCAAAAAAATCCTACAAAAAGTTAGCAACAAGTATTATGGAATTTTATGACGGTATAGATCATGATATTACAAAGATGGATATCACAAAAATAATAAAGACCGCATTTGGATATGATGATATGATAAATATTGACAAGGTATATCCAAAAATGAAACCATCAATTGCAACATTAAATAAATTATTAGAGCGTTTTTTCAGCATAAATATTCAATCTGTAAATGAAACAGATGGAGATGAGAATACAATTGAAAAAATGTTTGAAAGAATGAATAACGATGAAGATGAAGATGAATCTGAATATATAGGTGGATTTGGTAAAAAAAGTCGCAAATCTGTAGATACTTCTGTAGAAAACGTGGTAGTTATGATGAATAATTCAGATTTTAAGCGTGAAGACAAATTAGATAAAATGACAGAAGTATTTAAACATGTTGATTTTCCTGAGCTTGAAGGAGATAAGGTGACATTTATCGGTTCTACATTTCTACGATATGGTGAAGAAAAGCCATATTTGAATCATTGCGTGGTATTAGATACATGTAGTGATATTAAAGAAATAGAAAACAGTAAAATAGAATCATATAAAACAGAACGCCAAATGTTACTTGCGTGGAAAGATTTGATAATAAAGGAAGACCCCGATATAATTATTGGATATAATATATTTGGTTTTGATTATCAGTTTATTCATATTCGTGCTCGTGAAAACAGTTGCGAAGAGGAGTTTTTAAAGCTTTCAAGAAATATAAATGAATTATGTGGGTCAAAGGACGAGTCTTCTGGAAAAATTAAGATTGAAGAAAGTAAGATTGTATTGGCGAGTGGTGAACATGATTTGCGATTTATTAAAATGAATGGGCGGTTACAAGTTGATTTGTATAATTATTTTCGGCGCGATTACAATTTGACATCTTATAAATTAGACTATGTATCTGGATATTTTATCGGCGATGATGTTAAAAAGTTGGAATATGGTGATAATTCTACAAAAATATTCAGTAAAAATCTTACAGGATTAGAGAATGGTAGTTTCATTAATTTTGAAGAAACCAGTCACTCAACTGATTATTATAAAGAAGGTCAAAAATCAAAAGTATTTAATGTAAATAAAGACGACGGGACTTTTGAAATTGAAGGTATAGAGAATCCGGATATGACAAAACGTGTAAAATGGGGTCTTGCAAAGGATGATGTTACGCCACAAGATATCTTCAGAATGACAAATGAAGGTCCAAATGAGCGTGCAATCATTGCGAAATACTGTATTCAGGATTGTAATCTGGTTCATCATTTGATGAATAAAATAGATGTAATTACTGGTTATGTAGAGATGTCTAAAATTTGTAGTGTCCCCATTAATTTCTTGGTAATGAGAGGACAAGGTATTAAATTAACTAGTTATATTGCCAAAAAATGTCGTGAAAAGCGAACATTAATGCCTGTATTGGAAAAACCCATGTTTGATGATGGATATGAAGGTGCTATTGTATTAGACCCGAAATGTGATTTATATCTAGACAATCCAGTAGCATGTGTGGATTATAGTTCTTTGTATCCGTCTTCTATGATTAGTGAGAATTTATCACATGATAGTAAGGTTTGGACGAAAGAATATGATTTGGCTGGAACGCAAATTAATGAGACTGGTGAAAAAGATAAACGTGGTAATTTCATTTATGATAATTTGCCTGACTACGAATATGTTGATGTAACATATGACTCATTTAGATGGGTTAAAAATCCTCGTGGTAAATCAGAAAAAGTTCATTGCGGTACAAAAACGTGTAGATTCGCTCAGTTTAAAGAAGGAAAGGCTATTATGCCTTCTATTCTGGAGGAATTATTGGCGTCAAGAAAGGCAACAAGGAAAATGATTCCACAACAATCAGATGATTTTATGAAAAATATTTTAGACAAGAGACAATTGAGTTACAAGTTAACGGCTAATTCATTGTACGGTCAGTGTGGTGCCAAAACAAGCACATTTTATGAAAAGGATGTAGCTGCGTCGTGTACGGCAATCGGTCGTAAATTATTAACATATGGTAAGCGTGTAATTGAAGAGACTTATGGTGACTTGATAGTAGATACAAAAAATTACGGTAAAGTGCATTCTAATGCCGAGCATGTGTACGGAGATAGTGTAGCAAAATATACTCCAGTGTATGTAAAGGTGGATGAAGAATTACAAATAATAGAACTTGAAAAGTTAGCCGAAAAATATGGTGGTAATAAATGGGTCCGATGTATAGAAGAAGGTAAACAAGATAAAGAATTTTGTGAATTATATGGTATTGAAACATGGACGGATAAAGGTTGGACTAAATTATATCGTATCATTAGACATCAATTAGCTCCGCATAAAAAAATGGTTCGTATATTGACACATACAGGAATGGTGGATGTTACTGACGACCATTCGCTATTATTAGAAAATGGCAATGAAATTTCACCGACAGATGTAGTAATAGGAACAAAATTACTTCATAATACTCTTGAATATTCTTCAAATAATGAATATGTGAGTGTTGATATGGCAAAAATATATGGATTCTTCTTTGGTGATGGAAGTTGTGGAATATATAATTGTCCTAGTGGGAAAAAAGTATCATGGGCGTTAAATAATGCGAATGAATATTTATTAGATAAATATTTGGATCTGTGTATAAAGTGTTATCCCGAATTTAATTGGAAAATATATGACACTATAGAAAGTTCTGGTGTATATAAAATTACATTTAATTGTTCCAAATATGGAAAAAAAAGTAGATTTATAGAAACATATAGAACACAAATGTATAGTGATAATAGTAAAATAATTCCCGACTTTATATTGAATGGAACGGTTGAACTTAGAGAAGCATTTTGGGAAGGTTTATATGATGCGGATGGAGATAAAGACAAAAATGGTATTGTAAGAATAGACCAAAAAAATCAAATTAGCGCAGCTCAAATTTGTTGGTTAGCCAATAGTATTGGATACAAAACTTCTATAAATACACGATCTGATAAAATGGATATATATCGTATTACAGCGACCAAAGGATCCCAACGAAAAATAGGAAATGCTATTAAAAAAATTATGGACTTAAATTATGATGATTATGTATATGATTTAACTACCGAAAATCATCACTTTGCTGCAGGTATTGGTAATATGATCGTACATAACACTGATTCAGTATTCTTTACATTTAATTTAAAAACAATTGATGGAGAAGATATTCGTGGTCGTAAAGCATTGGAAATTACTATTGAATTGGCACAAGAAGCTGGTGAATTAGCAACTAAATTTCTGAAAAAACCACATGACTTAGAATATGAAAAAACATTTATGCCATTCTGTCTGCTTTCAAAAAAAAGATATGTTGGTATGCTTTATGAATTAGACCCCAATAAATGTGAGCGCAAGAGTATGGGTATTGTATTAAAACGTCGTGATAACGCTCCAATAGTAAAGGATGTGTATGGTGGAATAATTGATATTTTAATGAAAGAACAGGACATTCAAAAGGCTGTTGAATTTCTACAATCGTGTTTACAGGATATCATTGAAGAAAAATATCCGATGGATAAGTTGATAATTACAAAATCATTGCGTTCTAATTATAAAAATCCAAAGCAAATAGCACATAAAGTGTTGGCAGATAGAATGGGTAAACGAGACCCTGGTAATAAACCAGGGAGTGGAGATAGAATTCCGTTTGTGTATATTGAATCTAAAAAAAAGAATGCTCTTCAAGGAGATAAAATAGAACATCCAGAATATATCATTAAGAATAAAATTAGACCAAATTATTCGTTTTATATTACAAATCAGATTATGAAACCAGTTCAACAAGTATTTGCTTTAGTATTAGAGAATATTGATTCATTTAAAAGGAAACGGAAAAACTTTCAAATGAAGGTGGATACATTGAGGCAAACAATAGATGACCCTGAGATGTTGAATAATAAAATATCAGATATGCGTAATAAAGAAGTAAAGGCACTATTATTTGACAAGTATCTTAGAGAAACGGATAATATGAAAAATAATATGAAAAGTATTACATCATTCTTTACTTAGAATAAAAATAATACAATTAATTTAACATAACATAACTTAAACCGATTTTCGTTTAGTCTTTTCTTTTTTTGTTTTCTTAAATTTATTAGTTTTCTTAAATTTCTTAGTTTTCTTAAATTTCTTAGTTTTCTTAAATTTCTTAGTTTTCTTAAATTTCTTAGTTTTCTTTCTTCCACCAAAAGTTAAGCCAGCATTGGCATACTTCTTGTAATCATCATCTGCAACTCCACGAATACCTTCTTGAGATTGGGGCTTAACATGTATATCTTTGTCTGTTGCAGTTGCAACAGGTAATCCTTCTCCGCTTTCCAAATTGACTTTTATTCTTTCGGCGAGGCCAGCATCTTTTTCCTTTTGAAATTGTTGTGCAGCATCGTTATGCTTTTTGTCGTTGGCGGCATATATTTCATCTTGGTTGTTGGAGCGGTATTTTTCATTGGATAGTAGTTGACCCATTTAATATAAGTAAATATTTTTTCATTTAGTTATATTAATTTTTTTGTAAAAGTTATATTTTTTATTTTTACTCATTTTGTAGAGGTCTAAAGGTTAATAATTTGGTGCAAATCCATGTTCCAATACTAATCCACATAGTGTAAAATATAGTCCCCGATTCACTAATAACCCATCTAAACGCACCACAATGCGGCGTTGTAATAAGAAAAGGTGAAATTATCAACCCATACCAAGTATATGGAACACAATAATAAGTATAAAAATGAGAACAAATATAATGTAAAAATACCCAACCCATATAAAACAATAAGACTGTGTTGCAATGTTTTATAAAATGAATAATGTTTTTAATACATATTAAACAACCATTACAAAAAATATAAATATACCCATTATCGTTATTGTTATCGTTATCGTTATCGTTATCGTTTAACATTCGTCTAAACATTATTAACAATAAACAAATACATTTTAAATACATTTTAAATACACTTATTCACTATCAAAATCACTATCAAAATCACTATCATTATCATTACTATTATCATTATCATTATCACTATTATTATCATTATCACTATTATTATGTGCTGATGTTTGGGAAATATTACGCATCATTTCTCCAATGGAACTATTTGATGATGACGAAAAAGAAACCATATTATTTGGCATTTCTACAAAATAATCAACTAGTATACCTCTATTATTTAAATCATTTAACGAAATATCACTTGATAATAGATGTTGTGTAATATTATTTGATAATTGACTAGTAAATATATCTAATAATGATTGTAGTTCAGCATTTACATTTGAATTATTATTATGATTGTTATTATTTTCGTTATTGTTATTATTTTCGTTATTGTTATTATTTTCGTTATTGTTATTATTTTCGTTATTGCTATTATTTTCGTTATTGCTATTATTTTCGTTATTGCTATTATTTTCGTTATTGTTATTATTTTCGTTATTGTTATAGATATCATCATTACTGTAATAATTATTATACGCATTATACGCATCATCTACGTTATAGTTATCGTCATTTATTGGAGTTGTTATATATGTTCTAATATCATATCTACATAACGGACAATGTACGCTTCTATTAAACCAACTATTTAAAGCATCGTGCATAAAACAATGACCACAATGTATAATACGTACTATTTCATGATTTGCTTCAAATGGTGATTGTGTAATAGGGCATATATTATTACCCAAATTATCTGATAAATCTACAATTTCGGTTGCTGCTTCAATCTGTTGTTGGGTTGGTCTAACTACAACATCTAATAAATTATCATAATTCATATTATTATTAAAAAATGTAGATGTAAATATAGGTGAAATATTATTATGACTCGTTCCTACTTCTGGAAATATCGTATTATTAGTTATACCTCTAGTTCTAGTTCTAGTTCTAGTTATATTCCCAGTAGAAAATCTTGGTGTGTATAAATTTCTAATATCATTTGAATATCTAAATGCGTTATTGCTTCTATTATTAATTCGTCTTGCTGTATTTAAATAATATGTTCGTCTAGCAGATGGTATATATTGTTCTTCTATGTCATTATTTGCATTTGCATTCATATTTGCATTCGTATTTGCATTCGTATTTGCATTCGTATTTGCATTCGTATTTGCATTCGTATTTGCATTCGTATTCGTATTTGCATTCGTATTTGCATTTGTATTCGTATTTGTATTCGTATTTGCATTCGTATTTGTATTCGTATTTGCATTCGTATTTGCATTCGTATTTGTATTCGTATTTGTTAATACATACTGCGATATTTCTCTAATACCACTCTCTATTTGTTGTATTGTTCCACATGTTTGTTGATGCGCTATTAATGTATTATGTAATAATATTGTATAATTTTCCAATATTCTATTAATATTTCCGTTATTACTATTATCGTTATTATTAGATAAATCAGTGTAATTCATTTAATATAATATAATAATATTATATTTCAATCTTTTAAATATTATTATAAACTAATATAAATATTACCACACATATTGTTTAACTGATGAGTGAATATAAAGGATTAACTGGATTAGCAAATCTAGGAAATACTTGCTTTATAAATTCATGTATACAAGTATTAAGTCATACATATGAATTAAATGATTTATTAGATAAAGGTAGTAGTAGTTATAAGAATAAATTATCGGGGTTACGAGATAAGAAATTCTTATTAGACTCAAAGTTATTAGTAGAATGGGATAAGCTGCGAAAATTAATGTGGGAAGAGAATCGTGTAATATCTCCTGGTGGATTTTTAAATGCGGTTCATTGTGTAGCAAAACAAAAAAAACGTGATATATTTACAGGATACGCACAAAACGACCTACCTGAATTTTTATTATTTATGATTGATACATTTCATAATGGACTGATAAGAGAGGTTGATATGGTAATAAAGGGTTCTGTAAAAAATAAAACAGATACAATGGCTGTAAAATGTTTTGAAATGATGAAGAATATGTATAGTAAAGAGTATTCAGAAATACTGGATATTTTTTATGGAATACATGTATCAGTAATAGAAAATAATACAAAGGTATTGAGTGTTAAACCAGAACCATATTTTATTATAGATATTCCGATTGACACTGAAAAATCGTCATGTAATATAATGGATTGTTTTGAAAAATATTGTGGTGATGAAACATTAGAAGGTGATAATGGTGTATTAAACGAGAAAACTGGTAACAAGGAGGATGTAACAAAAAAAATTAAATTTTGGAGTCTTCCAACGGTATTGGTTCTAGATTTAAAGAGATTTACATATGATGGTAAAAAGATTAAAAGGCCTGTAAATTTAGAATTAGATAATTTAGATTTAAGCAAATATGTATATGGATATGACAAACATTGTTCCAAATATGAATTATATGGAGTATGTAATCACAGTGGTGGCACATCTGGGGGCCATTATACAGCGCACGTGAAAATTAAAAGTGGAGATTGGTATCTATTTAATGATACTAATGTATCGAAAGTTAATTTCGATGGATTAAATAATACATCTGGTTATTGTCTTTTCTATAGAAAAAAAATTAAATGATTAATATATATAAAATGATTTTATCTTACGATTCAATATTGGGAATTCCAACAGTCCAAGGGTCTAGTAATGATACAACTAATAGCTCAAATATGGGATTTAATTTAGGTATACCTGCACTACTATTTCTTATATTAGTAATAGTATTGTTTAGTGTATTGTTTTCAAGTTTAGGAAAACAAAGTGAAAATGTTGTGAATGGTGGTGATAGTTCAACAAAATTATTAACTATATTAATGGGTGGTATATTAATAGTAGTAGTGGTATTGAATGGATTGCAATATTTTTATAATATTAATCTAACTGCTCGTTTGGATAATTTATTTACAGACACTCCTTCTATTGATTTAACAGTTCAACAAGACACACCTGGACCAGATGAAATAGCACCTGTTCCTGAAATAAAAATAAAAGAGCAAGTATTTCATATTCCAGGAAATAATTATACATATGATAACGCAGGGGCATTATGTAAAGCATATGGGGCTCGTTTAGCTACATACAGTGAGGTAGAAAATTCTTATAAGAATGGAAGTGAATGGTGTAGTTATGGATGGTCTGATAGACAGTTAGCATTATTCCCAACACAAAAAGATACATGGAATCGTTTACAAACAATAGAAGGACATGAGAATGATTGTGGTCGTGCGGGTATCAATGGTGGATATATTGCGAATCCTAATGTGAAGTTTGGTGCAAACTGTTATGGTTACAAGCCTAAAATCACACAAGATGATAAAGACATGATGGATTCAACCCCACTTTACCCAAAAACATTGAAAGATGTTAAGGAAGAAAAACGGGTGGATTATTGGAGAAGGATGATTCCTGATATATTGGTAGCACCATTTAACAAAAATGTGTGGAGTTTAATATAAAAAATTGATTACTTTTTAACAAAATAATTATTAGTTAAAAAGTAAGATGAGTGTTCGCAGTTTAAGTAGTATCGCTTATAATAAATTAGTGAATAGCATTGGGTTGTATAGTCATGAGATCAAAATAGGACATACGTATTATTTTATAGAAGAGGATGGAACCTTTACATATTTAGAAGAATGTGTATTCCATGAATGTGATTCTAGAATATGTTGGCATGAGGGTCCTTCTTGTTGGGAAAATATTAAGTTCAAAAACACCAATGAGAAACGATATGAAATAAACCGCGGTAATTCTGGATTGAGTGGCGAACGATTGCCAATTACAGAACAAATCAGGGTTTATTAGAAGTAGACAAGGATCCATCAGATTTGGTCGAACGACTCAATTCTGCAAATAGTATAATATAAATTGGTTAAATAAAAAATGTATTAATGTTATGGATTGATTGTGTATATGATGATTATTTTCTTATTTTTTTTCTTGACATTTTTCGTTTATTTTCTCTATTCCGCTTAGTTTTAATTGCGTGTTTCTTTTGATTTTTTGGTTCAATCATTGATAACAATTTTTCATATATACCTTCTTCAATAACTTCGGAACTATTTTCATATTTGACTAAATTGTTTTTTTGTAGTGTTTTTTGAGTATATAATAATCCTGCTGGAACAGCAAGGTCTTTAAAAGCTGATAATATACTACCACCTCCTTTCTGTGTACTAATAGTATCTCTCAACAAAGGAGAATCAAATATATAGCCACCACCTTCAATATTTTCGCCAATGATAAAGGGCAAATCTGCATTATCAAAATCGGGCATATATACATAATACGGACATAAATTAATTGTTATAATACCGCTTAATATCTGGAACCATCTTAACTTCCCGTTGTTTCTTAATGTAATCCATAATATGAGCTACTTGGTCGTCGTTATTAATGATTTCACCTAAACACGTTTCTAAAAAACCCAATGTAATTGGTGAGGTTTGCTTCGTTTGCGCGAATTTAAGCTTTCCATCAGAAATTTTAATAGTAGACGAAGATAAGCTATTATTATCTACAAATTCAAAAATACCATCAGATAGTTCATTGCGTTGATTTCTAAGTTCTTTGGCTTTTTCGTTTATGCTTTTGAGTTGAGAATCTAGTTGGACCCATTTTTTAATATTTTCTTGAAATCCGTCCATTATATAAAAAGAATTTATATATCTAAATATATTTAAACATATATAAATTCAAAATAAAATTAGTGTCTTTTTCTAAAAGACTTTTTTCTGTATGATTTGTTTCTACGGTGAACTTTTTGAGGAGTTCTCTGTTGAGCGGCTAAAATACCAAATGGTACAAGTGCACGTCCTAACATAGAAGCCAAACCTCCTCCATTACTAGGTTTAGAACCTCCATTGCAACATGAACCAGCTTTTCTAGAGCGTCTACGAGTAGATTTACCTTTACCTCTACCTTTGCCTTTGCGTGCGGTTCTACCTTTGCGGTGGCGTTTTCCGCCAGATATTATACCAGAAGGCCATCCTTTACTAGCGACCACACCTCCTACATATTTGTCGGCACCACCATCAAAAGATTTACAGGAGGTTGTTCCACCATTTACAGGATTAGTATTAACGTTAGATACCATTATATACTAAATAAATATTTTTATTAATTAATACTTTAAAAATTACTTTAAAAATTAATAGAAATTTAACGACGGCTTCTTTTAGATGTTTTTCTAGAACGCTTCATATGTTTCTTACTACCACTGCGTCTTCGTTGAGTTCTTTTTTGTAAAGCATATAGACCAAATGGCACTAGTGCTTCGCGAATAACTCCACCAAACCCCATACCACCTTTTTTATTACATCCTTTTTTATTGCGTCTTTTAGTTTTAGTTTTCTTTTTGCTTCCACCAGTAAGAGATGACATCATTTTAGATAAATGTTGATTGCCAATATAACCATTGGATGCGGCAGCACCATTATGTTCCATTAGAGATGCACCTCTCATAGTCCCTGTTCCTCCTTTCATAATATATTATCTAACTAGATTATAATTTTATTTGAAACAGTTTTAAATTATTACGCAATATTAAATAAAATATGCCTAAAATTAGTAAAAAACTAATAATAACAAAAATAAGTGATAAATATATATATGGATATATTTCTTGAACTAACAGACTTACTAAAGGTTTAAATAATTCCTTCACTTCCTTTTTAACATCATCTCTTGCTAATATAATTAAACATTGTTCTATTATTTGATCCTTCATAAATTATAATATTAAAATTATTGCAAATATTTAGCGTGTTATAATCAAATATAAAAAATCTAAATTTTTGTATAATGGCACAAGATATACATTTTATAAATAAAGACTTTGATTTTCCAAAAATTACAATTTCGCAACCAGTAGCAGTTCAAGGTGGTACATATTTTACAAAAATAAAATACAATAATGGACCTCTATATATTCAGTCTGGTAAATGTTTAACAAAACAGGGTTTAAATGATACAAGTAAAAAAGCATACATTGATTTAATGTATATGAATGATGATGAAGATGTTATAGAATGGTTTGAATCATTTGAAAGCACATTAATTAAGTTAATATATTCAAAACGTGAATTATGGTTTCAAAATGATATGGATATGAGTGATATAGAAAATAATTTTAATTCTATTACCCGTGCATTTAGAGGAGGTAAATTTCAATTAGTAAGAGTGAATATCCCTAAAAATAAAATGATTAACTCACAATACAGTTGTAATATGTATGATGAAAATGAAAATATTATTCCTATACAAGACTTGAATGAAACACAATATATAATACCTATACTAGAGATTCAGGGAATTAAATTTTCCGCACGAAGCTTTCAAGTTGATATAATTGGCAAACAAATCATGCTATTAGACAATAAGCCTATTTTTAAATCATGTTTGATAAAAAAAACAATAAACAATACCCATAATAATTTAGTAGAGTCATCTATAAAAACTAGTGAAATAGAATGTTTAGAAGAAACTGAAGAATCATCTTTAGATGTAGTAGATGAAGTAGTAAAAGAAGAAGTAGTAAAAGATGAAGTAGTAGATGAAGTAGTAGATGTAGTAGATGTAGTAGTAAAAGATGTAGTAGTAAAAGATGTAGTAGATGTAAAAGATGTAAAAGATGTAGTAGTAGTAAAAGATGTAAAAGATGTAGTAGAAGTAGTAGATGAAGTAGTAGATGAAGTAGTAGATGAAGTAGTAGATGAAGAAGAAGAAGATGAAGACGAAGATGAAGAAGATGAAGAAGAAGAAGATGAAGAAGACGAAGAAGATGTAGAAGAAGATGTTACCGAATATAATAATCCGTTATACGATTTAAATTGTTTAGA